GAATTTGAAGTAGCTAAAGGTAAGGAAGTCATTCAAGTTAGATCATTAATGGGAATTAATGATTTTTCTAAAGACATTAAAAAGACTTCCGATGCAGGTGCTACTATGTTTATTGTACGTAAGGGTTATGGTAAGAAATATATTAATGATTTGAAATTTTTAAACTAAAACATTATAAACTGAAAGGTTAAACGGCACATATATGGAAACGTCGATTAAGTTCTATTATGATAATGAAACTCATGAGTTAGTTGCTCAAAGATATTTTATTAACGGTGAAGAAGTCTCTGCGGAAGATTTTGAAGATGTATCAGGTGATCAAGTTGAGATTCTTGATGAAGAAGCTGATATAGATTTTGAATGTGAAGGAAATTGTGATCAGTGTGAATTCGGTGAAGAAGATGAAACTATTTCAGATATCATTGAAGATTACAAAGATATGATTATAGCTACAGAGGGCTGCGAATCATGTATACAAAGAATTCTTGAAGAATTTTTTGAAGAGATTGTTAACTTGCTTGAAGAGTAATATTTCAAAGTAGATTGAACCCCTATTCATTTTTGTAGGGGTTTTATTGTGCCTTGAAAATGGCGCTAAAATAATTAATGGAGATAAAGTTATGGAAGATATAAAAATTAAAATATGTAAACAATGTGGAACTATAATTAATTCTGGTGAGTTTTGCGATACTGAGTGTCGTAAAATATTTTGGTCAGAAATTCGTAAAGATCAGAATTATCATTTATATAATTTAAAATTAAACTAAAAGAATATAAAAGGTTGATTTTATATCCTGAATGCAAAAATGGAATTAAAGGAGTTGAATAAATTGGCTAGACAAAGTAATAATTCCAGACTTAATAAACCTGTGTCTGGTCAAGGATATTGTAGAAAATGTCAAAGAACAATTAGTCTTGATAAATTCTACGATGCTACGAATGCCGTACTAGATGCAAATGGGAAAATGTCTATATGCAGCGATTGTTGTAATGGCTTATTTGATGATTATTTTAAAATTTATAATAATTTTGAAGTTGCATTGCAGCTTACTTGTCAAGATTTAGATGTTAGATTAAGTAAAGAGGCAATTAAACAGGTTCAATCGCAACTTGAAACTGCTATGACCAAAGGTAAAAATATAGATAAAGTATTTGGTACATACAAAAGTAAACTTAGCTCAACTGGAAAGAAAAACTCAGGCATGCAATCCTTTAGATACAAAGATAGTGATTATTTGATTGATGATAAAGAAATCTTTATTGATGAAAACATTGATGAAGATTTCCTTTTATTTTGGGGTAAAGGTTTTGATGATATAGATGATTATATTTTCCTCGAAACAGAATTATCAAACTGGAAGAAAACTCATAAATGTGACAATCAAGCAGAACTAACTCTTTTAAGAGAAATTTGCATTAAAATCCTAGAAATTCGAAAAGCGAGAGAAAACAAAGATTCTGTTGGGAATCTTCAAAAAGAACTTCAAGACTTAATGAAGACAGCTTCGGTCGACCCTGCCAAAGCTAATGCTGCAAGTGCTGGAAAATCACACGATGCATTTGGAATATGGGTTAAAGATATAGAACAATTTAGACCTGCTGAATGGTTTGACCAACAAGAGAAATATAAGGATATGGATGGATTTATACCTTATATAAAAAACTACATTGTTCGCCCAATAGAAAATTTCTTAACTGGAGTGAGGAATTTCCTTGTTGATGATAACATTGATGCTGATTTGGATAGTGTCGATGTTGGCAATGTAGAAGGTGATACTAATGGCTAGATCGTACACTAATTATGAAAATAATTTTAAAAAATATGCAGGTCATTCTAATCTATTTAAAGCTCCAAAATCTATGACAAAAGAAAAAGACAGAAATGAGCAATGGCAAGATAACCTTATAGATTGGATTACTTTCTATAGACGAAATATTCATAGATTTATTCAACACTATTTTGGAGTTCAATTATTTTGGTATCAGATTGTTTGGATATACTTTATGAGTATATGCGAAAGTTTTGTTACAATTGCTTCGAGGGCTTCAGCCAAATCATGGTTAATAGCATTATTAGCTTATGCCAGAGCATGTCTGTATCCCAATTCTGAAATAGTAATTGTTGCAGCTTCTATGAAACAGGCAGCAATTATATTTGGAAAAATGGCAAGATTGAAAGACGATTATCCAAATATTGCAAGAGAAGTTCAGGATTTTTCGGATACTCAAAATAATTGTAAGTGCGTATTACATAATGGTTCTACAGTTAAGGTCGTTGCTTGTCAAGAAAGTGGCCGTGGAGAGCGTTCAACTTTTACTATTGGTGAAGAATTTCGAATTATGGATAAGCAAAAGTTTGATAGTATAGTAAAACCATTTGCATATGCTAGACAAGCACCTTTTTTAAAAAATCCCAAATATGAAAATGTTAAAGAATTGGTTGAAGAGCCAAGACAGGTATTAATATCTTCAGCATACCATAAAGGTTTATGGTGGTATAAAGAAACTTTGGATACCATAAAAATGATGTTAAAAGGTGAAGAAGCTGGCTTTATTGCTTTTGATTATCTACTTGCAATTAAGCACAATATTAAAACAAAAAAAGCTATCGCAAGAGACAGATCAACTATGGATGAAATTACTTTTCTTGAAGAGTATGAAAATATCCCTTGGGGTGAAAATAGTAATTCCTATTTTAAACTTGACATGTTTAAAAAAAATAGAAATCTAAAAAAGTCATTCTATCCTTTGCGAAGTGATATACTTGATAAAAAGAAAAATCCATATGATATAAAAAAAGTTGATGGTGAGATACGGATTGTTAGTGTAGATATAGCAACACGAAAAGGGTCAAATAACGATAATACTATTATATCGTGTATCAGAGGATTACCAACAGCCAAAGGTTATGAAAGAGAATTTGTTTATATCGAATCGCATCAAGGTGAGCATACAGGGAAACAGTCATTACGAATAAAACAAATCTATTATGATTTTGAAGCAGATTACATAGTACTTGACCTTCAACAAGCAGGTATTACAGTATTTGAAAGATTAGCAACCATCACTAAAGATGAGGAGCGCGGAATTGAATATGAGGCTTTTACAGTTTTCGAACACAAATCGCTTGACAAAAAATTAATCGATGAATTACAGCAGAAAACATTAGCGGTAAACGCAAAACCGATTATATATCCTATATTGGCAAATTCTAAATTGAATAATGATATAGCAGTTGATTTTCGAGATAAATTACAGAGAAGTATGTGCAGTTTTTTAATTGAAGACAGTGATGCCGAAGAATACTTATCAAAATATAATAAAGAATATTCACGTAGTCAAGATGTTAATTTAAATGCATGGTTTATTAAACCGTATATTGAAACAATGCTATTAGTAAATGAATCTATTAATCTTGAGTATTCTTTTTCTGGTGGATATATTAAATTAGAAACAGTGGGTACTGCAAGAAAAGACCGTTATACAAGTAGTTCATATGGTAATTATTTTATTTCATTATTAGAATTAGATTTGTTAAAACCTATGGATGAATATGATGAGGACGACCCAATGGTCTATTGGTAAAATAAAATATTATAATAAATAATATGCACAAAGGAGGTGACATTTCACTTGTCAAGAACAAAAAAAGTTACTTCTCCTCTGCTCCCTGAGCAAGAAGTTGAAAAACAAAATAACACATATCAAGATTACACGCATAATGTAGTTGAAGGGTTTATAAGTAAAGTATTTTATGATGGAATTATAAAAGAAGTTAAAACAGAAGATTTAGTTAAATGGTTTGCTAATCCAGACAGGTATCATCAGCAATTAGAAAATATTTCTCAATATTTTTATATTTCTAATGGTGATGTCTTCCAACAATTTGATCTGGCAAAAGTACTTCCTACCCTTAATCATAAAATTGAAGTCTATAATAAGTCAAAAAGTTATGAAAAAAATATTCTTCTTATTAATAAGATGCTTAATAAAGTCAAATATCGTACCTTAACAAGAGATATAATTGGACAAGAAATTACAGCTGGAACTTTGGTTGGAATGTGGCTTGGAGATAAGAAAAATCCTTACTTTTATACTTTTGATAATCTTGAATATATATTTCCTGCATATAGAAAAAATGGTGAATGGATAGCATGGTTAGATTTATCTTGGTTCTCAAATATGAAAGAAGACGAACGAGAAGATATTTGGGGAAATTTATCTCCATATGTTGATAAATCGGATTATGAAAAATATTTAATTGATAATCAAAATTATAGATATATTGAATTACCTCAAGAAAGAACTTGTGTAATAAGAACCCATACCACAAAGAGAAATCAAAGATTAGGTATACCTTGGGCTACGCAAGGACTGATGGATATAACTCATAAGAAAAAACTTAAAGATATGGAAGTCGCAATTGCTAATAAAATTATTCGCGCTGTTGCAATACTTAAACTTGGCAATGAAAAAACGCCAAATCCTCCTTCCCCACTTAAAAAGAAAGTTGTTGCAGGTGTTAAAAACGCATTATCTGATAATGAAAAAACGGGTACTCCAGTAATAGCTATTCCCGAGTGGTCAGATTTGGAATTTAATGATACAAAAGCGGATGCACTTGACCCTAAAAAGTTCGAGACAATAAACTCCGATATTAATTCAAGTCTTGGTACTGGTGGAACGATGAAAGATGGTACAGGTGGCAATTTTGCTTCAGGTAAGATCAATTTTGAAGTTTTCTACAAGAAAATTGCTGTTTTGCTTGAAGAAATTGAAGATCAAATATGGAGCAAATTTCTGAACATAATTTTACCTAATTATACTTCAGATGATTATAGAATTGTCTTTGATAAAGAAGCCCCTTTAAGCCTAAAAGATAAACTTGATGCATTGAAATCTCTTCAGGGACAGGGATATTCTACAAAAGCCATTATTGATTGCATTAGTGATATTTCATGGGAAGAATATTATCTACAATCCTTATATGAGATTGAAACACTTAAATTACGTGAAAAAATTATACCACCACAAACTTTTTCAACAATAAGCAAAACTGACACAAATAATGGCAGGACAGCTATTGACAATCCTGATAACGAAAATACTCAAAGAAGTAAAACGAACGATGGAAATGCAATTCCTCAATCGTAGGTGGTGACATAATGATTAAGAAAAGTGATATTTTAGTATTCAAAAATAAATGTAACGTAATTATATCTTTTAATGGTTGTAGATTAATTAAGCCTATTGATGGGTTTGAAAAAATGTCAATTATAGAAATTACAGACCTGTTTTGGAAAGAGATTGGAGGTGACAACAAATAATGAACATTGATGAAATGACAAAAGGTATATGTAAACTCCAATTAAATTCAATTAAATCAGTTGATAACGACCCCCTATTATTAAAATTAACATTTAGTATGATTGATTTTAATGTTAGCGGAAATAAACAAATAATTCCAAAAGAATTGGCCATTGAAGCTGCTCCATCTGTAAAAGGTAAGCCTCTTGTTTGCGTTTATTATCCAACTATTGATATTAATAATCCTGATGATCATTTTGGAGATCATGGTGAAGCAATAAAAATAGATAGATATGGTAATGAATATGTTGGTTCGAATTCAACTGCTATAGGAACTGCTTTAGAATGTGGTTACTTTGAAACAATCAAAGATGAGCAAGGAAATGATATCGAATTATTAATGGCAGATTTTTATTGTTGGAAAGATAGAAATGTTGAAATTTTACAGCTAATTAACGAGATTTACGATAGTGGATTACCGTTATTTAGTTCATGTGAATATTACTATAAAAATTATGAGGTTAATGATGGTGTTCAAATTATTAAAAGCCCATTACTTTTTTCAGGACATGCAGTTCTTGGTTCAGGAGAGAATGGTTCAAAAATAATACCTCCTGCTTATGATTCTTCAAAATTAATGTCATTAAATGAAAGATGGCAAAAGGCTATTGCACAATCAATTAAACAAAATAATCAAAAAACATCAAACGATGTTGATTATATAAATAACATCCAAAAGGAGGATAAATCGGTGAATGAAAATATGTTTTATAAAGCTTTGTGTGAGCTATCACATGGAGATATAAGAGAACAAATAATGACTGCATTATCCAAAACAATGACTGCTGATGAGTTTAGATATGTATGGGTTTCAAATTATGCTATTTATGATACTTACTTTGTTTATGAAAACTATGTAAGTGATAAATACGTCAATTTTAAATTATCTTATACCAAAACAGAAACAGAAGTTTTCATTGATTTGGCTAATCAAACACAGGTTGAAAGAGATACTGTATGGGTTGAAGTTGGAGTCATGGAACAATCTATTAATGAACTTAATATTAAAGTTGATGATTTAACTACTCAGCTAAATACAGCAAATGAAACAGTTGCTTCTCTTACTATTAACAACAATGACATCACGAAACAGCTTAATGATGCTACAGGAAAAATCACGTCATTAAATACAAAAATTGATGAAATGGCGCCCATTGTCGATCAGTTTAATTCTGAATCAATAGAAAAAGCCGTTAATTCAAAGAAAGAATATTATTCTACTAAGTTTAAAGCTGTAAATGCTATGGATAAATTTGACTCTGATGAAATCCAAGATTTAATTAAAAAATCCATTAATGAAAATGAAGAAGGAACGAGTGCGATTCTATCTCTTAATACTATATTGGTTGATATGGTTCAAATTAAATCAGATGATAGACAACTAGTAGTAAAAGAAGTGGCAAGTAAACAACAAAATTTAATACCAACAAACTCAGATTTTGAGAGTAGATATGGTATTTAACTAAACATTATAATATTAGGAGGTAATATAATATGGCTTCAAGATTAGTTAAAGCATTAATTACTAAAGGAACTCACTCTGTGGGTTCAATAAATAGTTGGAAAATAAGAACTCTCCCCTATGGAGCAATAATTGATACAGCAGATGTTGATAATTTTACAATTGTAGAATTAGGATTCAATGCAAATGGTGAAAGAATTGCAAAGCAACTCTCTAACAAGACAACAAAAGGTTATCTTATAGCCGCACCAGAAAGACGTTATGTTGATGGTGAACAGATGTGTGATTTTTATAATGAGGTTGGAGAAGCAGCTAGAATTATATTCCTAGAGTTAGGAGTAAGATTTGAAACTTCTGCTTTTACGTTAAATGCTGGTGTGACTGATCTTATTAATGGACAGGTTGCACATTTTGATGTAACAACCAAGAAGTTCATAATCTCAACTGCTGGTACTGCTCATGCTGATTACGCTACTTCTGCAAATCAATTTTTAGTTGTAGCTAATGACGATGAGACAATGACAATTGATGGGCAAACTCTGGTTCGTCTAGAAGTAACTAAATAAATATAATACATAATTGGAGGTATTTAATATGGCGTTCGATATAAGGAAAATTACAGAACTCGGTTCAAGAGTTGTAAATAATAAAATGCTTGAAGATAAAGCAACAGGAGTATCAGATGAAAATGATATTAGAGAGTATTGTTCAAAGGTCTTTGGTGATGGTAGTGTATCACCCGACCCCTCCATGCTTCATCAGTTTAATAATGTAGTAGTTTTGAATGCAAATGAAATAGCAAAACCTATGGCTACTGAACTTCTTAATTTATTTGCAGATTTTAAACCTTCAAAGCCTGGGGATATTTATGCTTATAATGTTCCTGAAAAAACAAAGGCAAAAGTAAAATGGGCTGCAAATGGTACAGGTGCAGACCTTGTAAGAATTGAAACTGGTAAGAAAACAGTTGCTATTCCTAAAACATTTTCAACTGGTTTTTATTATGAGCCATTAGCTATGGTTCAGGACTCCGTAGAAAATTATAGAAACCTTGTTAATGATGTTGCAAATGCTAAATTAAGACTGTATTTAACTGCTGCTAATAAGGTAATAGCTGCTGCAATATCATCTGGAAAGATTCCTGCAAAGAATGTTAAGACTGGTGCTGATTTGACTCTTACTGATTTTAATAAGGTTGCATCCACAATTGCAAGGCTTGGATATGGTGGTAAACCAATATTTGTTGCTGATACTCTTTTAATTGACTATTTTGCTATGCAACAAACTACTGACTCAATAGCTAGTAAGTTACTATCAGACAAGACAAAAGACGAATTGTTAAATGCTCTTAATATTACGAATATTGGAAGATCAACTGCGGTTAATCTTGTTAATCCATTTACTGATGATACAAATAGTGCAGTTGAACTACCTGTCAACGAAGGTTATTTCTTCAGTTCTGCTGTTTCTCTAAAACCTTTAGTTGTTGTAGAATATGGTGGATTAAGACAATCTACCGAACAAGACCCTGAAGATGAAAGAATTAAGATGATAATTAAGCAGGAGGCTGCTATTGAATTAGTGTATGGAGCAGCTATAGGGTATGTAAAAGAAACAAATACAAGTAAAGTTGGTCTGTAATAGTTTCAATAATAACGGGAAGGGGTGAAACACCCCTCCCTTTTATTATATATAAAACAGGGAGGATGTTTTGCTTTATGTCAAAAATGATTAAATTGGCTCGCTATAGAAATTATGGCTTTACTGTCAATTATAATATGAATGATGGTATGAGAAGAGTTTTTGAATGGTCTGGTAGCAAAAATGGCAAGGTTGATATAAAAGATGTACCTGAAGAAATTGTTCAGTATCTTATGATGAATACTGTTACATTTACAGATGGTGAACTCGTAATTATTGAAGATAGTGAAGACGCGAAAGAAATTATATCAAATATAAACGAAGAGTATAAAAATAATGCTCATTCCAGAGAAGAAATTGTAAAATTACTTGAAGGTAATTTTATGAAAATGAAAGCAGAAATAGGAAAGATAACAAATAAGCAAGAGTTGTCATATATTTGCGATGTTGCAAAAGAAATTAAATTGGATTCAAATAGTAAATTAGCATATCTTGCCGAAATTATGAAAATGCCACAGGATATATTATTTGCAAATGAAGATGAATAAAAGTGAGGTGGTTATATGACTGCCTATGATGAGATTTGGATACAGTTTTTAGAAATAAATAAGACAAGTGAAATAAATTTACCAAGAACAGACGAAGGAAAATACAACGCAATTCGTTCTGGTGTTAGGCATTATAATAATAGATTACAAGATTTGATTACCTGTGATGATACGGTTGAAATAATAAATGAGAACTTAAATGATGACAAAATAATATTAATAGCTCATTATATTAAACTCTCATTTTTAGAAAAACAGTTGGTTGACTTTTCAACAACATGGAATCCATTTAGTAAAGATGTTGGTGTCAAGAATATACAGGCTCAAATATCTGCTTTAAAAGATTTAATAAATTTCGAGAAAGCAACCATTGAAGAATTGATATTAAACTCATCGGAAGATTATATATAGGAGGACAGTAATATGAAAGATTATTCAAATTATTACCCCTCTTACAATGATAAGCTGATTACAGATGGACAAAGAGTTTTTGAATATCAATTGAGCGGCATTGAAGGAGTAGATGGTTTAATTGATACTCTAGAAACACGTTTTCTATTTCAAAAACATTCTAATGCTTTGGCGCAAGGACAAGGGGAATATTATGTAATATGTAAGAAATCACTAAATATTCAAACTGGCTCAATTATAAAAGTGGATAATGATAGTTACATCGTAACATCAAAAATTGAAGATAACTTTGTTTATAAAAAAGCTACAGTCCAACAGTCAAACAATACATTAAAATTCTATATTAAAGACAATGAAAACGGTATTTTATGGGTGCTTGTTGAGACTCCATGTATTATAACTACTCCATTTAAAACAAATATGGGTGAAAACAGTAATAAATTGATTACGACCATTACAACAGATTATCAGGTTATTATTCCAGATAATTCGTTAACAAAAGTAATTGATGTTGGTACAAGATTTATACTTAATAACAGAGCATTCAAATGTGAAGGTTATGATGATTTAAGCAATGTTGGCCTGAAGACAATTAAATTAAGTTTATGTGAAATTGATGAAGTTGATGATAATCTTGTAGAAGGAATTGCTAACTTTAACAGTCATCAAAATATTTATGAAGTAATTGTACTAAATGGTACTTTAATTAAGAAATTCTTTGGCGATACGCCGTTTCAATTGGATGTTTCTTGTAAAGCAAATGGAGAAATAGTTGATAACTCACAGGTTACATATATATCAGAAAATGAAATGATTTGCACTGTCTCCCCTACTGGCCTTATTACCTTGGTTGGAACAGGTATAACGAATATTAAAGTGAAATTTGGTAATGCTGAAACTATTATTCAAATTCAATCAGATGTAATTACACAAGATTACTATAATATTGTTTTAACTCCGTCTGATTCTTTTATAAAATCAAGCCGTTCAATTTCTTTAAGTGTTATGGTAACAAATAATGGAATAACTGACCCATTGAAACAAGTTGGCTTCGAAATAACAAATGTTGATGGTTCTGCTATTCAGTATGCGACATATACCATAAATAACAATTCCATAGTCATTACAGCAGCGTCTGTCTATAACAAATACATTAAACTAAAGGTATACATGTTAGCTTACCCTGATATTTATATTGAAAGACAAATAAAAATAATTAGTTTGATATAGAGTGAGGTGTATATAATTGAATTCTGTTCAGAAATTATTTAACTATAAATCAGATGCACTAAATAAAATGCTACTTAATGAGAATATTATAAAAGCTCTTATTGATAATACACCACATTTTATTGATAACGTTAATCCACAATTGAACGATCAAAATTTTCGTGATTCGTTATTATATAAGCAATTATACCCATATATGCCTGTAACAACAACTTTTAAAGAAGAAAAAAGTTATATTACAGTTTCATTAGGAATAGTTGATTCGTCAAGTGCCTCTATTACCAATGGATGGATAAGAATTTATGTCATTTGTCATATGGGTTTAGTACAAACTGAAAGTGGTCAAAGACATGGTTTTATTGCAAATGAGATAGATAATATGATGTTTAGTACAAGCGGATTTGGTATTGGTAAAATTAGTGATAAGCGAATTGAAGAAATTATTATTGGTACGGATTATATTGGTGTTTTTTTACAATATCATATTACTGATTTTGCTAAGTAGGCTGGTGATTTAATGCAAAATAATATAATATACTATAAAATGCAAGAACCAATAGATTTCCATGATATTTGTATTATTCACCAACCAAGTTTTGGAGAAATCTTAAAATATAAAATTCCCAAATTTGAACAGTTACTTCTTCCCTATTACATTACTATAGATAGTCTGAATGTTGAATTATCTGAAGAGCAAAAAAATCAAATCAAAAGTTTTGATATCGTGATGAGTTCTTTTGGCATAGTAAGATTATTGTATAAATCGTTAAAGTTTTTTACCAAATCAAGAATCAGACATGATTCTTATGGATTATATATGGAAGGCTTTAAAGGTCGATTAAACAGAGATAATTTTGATGAATTTGCTGAAATAATTCTTGATATATGTGCTAGAAAAAGACCTGAAAAAGAGAAGATTCCAGTGTTCGCTAATGAAAGGCAAAAAGATATCTGGCTTAAGCTTCAAGAAGGTAGAAAACGTAATTCTAGAAGAAATGAATTAAGGTTGGAAGATGTTTTACAGGTTTGTGAATATGGTGGTGAATATTATATATCAAAGGATATTATTCGTAGTTTTACCCTTTGGGAGATAATGAATTGCTATAAAGCCAAAGTTGGAATGTCAAATTATAAAGATAGCTTCAGTATATATTTAATTAGTGGTGAAAAATCACTAATTGAAGATAAACATTGGACTGAACTAATTAAAATTGAAAATATGTCAAAAGAGTAATAAGCCGAAAGGCTTTTTATTTTTATTAAGTAAAATATTATAGAAGTTTCGGAAGGAGATCATAAATATGCTTTATGCAATAAAAGATGCAGCAAATATGCAAATCATTTCGCAAGCAACAGGCAAGCCTGTATTGTATGCAAACTATGCGCTTACCTCATCAATTGACTTTACAGCTAACAGTGTTTATGCGATGAATAAAAGTGTTAAATCAGTTAGATTTGACTCTCAGCGTGAAGGTACTTTTAAGACAGAGATGGAAGTTTTTGAAACAAAATGGTTAGCGATGCTTTTTGGAACTACATTAGGTACTGGAGCTATTGATATAGCAAAACGTGAAGTAATTGCTGTAAATGCTGGTGGTGCAGGTGCAAATCCATTATCTGCTGCTCCTAAAAGTGGCTCATTAGTGATTTTTAAAATTGCATCTAAAGGTGAAACAGCACATGATACTGAGCAGGTTAGTGGAAATCCTACTACGACTCAAAATGCTTTCTCAATTGACGGTTCGAATGCATTAACCTTTAATGCTACCACTTTTGCAAGTGCTGGATTTGTTGTTTGCTATTATTTAGTAAATTCAGCAAATAAGACTAAGTTTACTGTTGATAATGTATCTTTCCCAGGGGGATACAAAATTTACGCTGACAGCGCTATTAGAGGTACAGATCAGGTTGATAAATTCGTTCAGTATCAATTACTTAATGTTAAGCCTAAATCAAATGTTAGCTTAACAATGGATGTTAATAATGTTGCAAAGTTAAGTATTGAATGGGATATCCTTGCTGATAACGCTGGCGATATGATGAATTATGTTGAAGTTTAATTATATGGAGGAATTCTTATGGTTAAATATAACAATGTAAAGGCTATCTGGACTTCGCCAGCATGTCCATGTGATGGTATTTACATGGATAGAATTTATTCAATCTTTAAGAAGAATGGTAAGCTATACATAACAGATGGAAATGCAGAAATAGCATTTGATGAGTTTTGTATTACTAATTTTCTTAGTCCCAAAGACAATGATATTATATGGAAAGATGTTGATTTTTCCGATGAAGTTAAACAATCCAAATCTAAATAAAAATTGGGAAGGTCGGAGAAATAATTTGCCTCCCTCCTTCCCTTTTTTATCTTGTTTTTCGTTTATTTAAAAATTAAAGAATGGAGTATTTAAATGCTTAATATATCCTATACTCAATTTCCTGAAGTCTTACATGATGCAACTATTCCTGAATCAGATGCTACAAGTCTTGAAATTTCAATATTTTCAGAAACGACAACAACTACCGATGAATCAACAACTCCACCTACTGAAACATCTATAACTACTCAATATCTTCAGTTAAAATCAATTGATAATTCTTCTGAAACTCCAAATGAAATTACTTTAAAATTTCAAAAACAGGATGCAAGAAACCTATTATCAATAATTAAAGAATTTACAAAACAAATATCAAAGTAAAGGAAGTGAATTATAATATTAAATACATTAAAACTTATATCTCCTATTCCTGTCAGTGTAAATCATTACATAAAGCCGAGGGGTTTTATCACAAAAATAAAGGGAAAACCAATAGCGCAAGTTACTATGTATGAAACTGCTGAAGCAAAAAAATATAAGAAAGAATTTACAAAATATATTAAAGAGCAAGTTAAGTTGCAACAGTGGAATCTGATTCCAAATAAAACACAACACTTCTATATTGATTGTGTTTTTTATTTTGACAGAATAGATAAGGATGCAAATAACTATTTTAAATTGTTACTTGATTCTATAACAGAAACACAATTAATATGGCTAGATGATAATGTAACATGTGAAAGAGTAAACGGTGTATTTTATGATAGTGCAAATCCTCATATAGATATCATCATTTATCCTGTTGACTATGTAGGTATTTTCCCTACAGTCGAACAATTAGAGGATTTTAAATCTAATTGCATCGCATGTAAAAGATATAAGGATGGAAAATGTTCTATATTAAATAAGGCTATTGAAGGACGAATTCAGGAAGAAATTTCTGATTTTAAGTGCAATAAGTATTCAAAATTAAAATAATATAATATAAGTGAGGTTAATACTATGTCAAATAAAAAAATGAATTTAGGTAGTCTTAAGACTCTGGAAAATAAGAAATTTACACAGAAGAAAATAATTGTTGGAGATTTTACTATCTTAGTAGATGAGGTATTTCGTGAAACAAAAATAATTGAATTGGTTCAAGAAGTTTTAGAAAAATCTAGATATATGAAAGAAAATAATATTAAAATGGAACTCTCTGATTTTTCTTATATATTATTTATAAAACATTTTACTGATATTGATATTTCAGATTCTTTTGATGAACAAATACAATTCTATAACATACTTGTAGATTTAGGTTATTTTGAAACTATCATTAATGCATTTAATCAAGATGAAATTAAAAAGTTTACTGAAAAAATGAAAGTTTATAAAAATAATATGGATAAATTACTTGAAGATTTAAAGAATGAATCTGATAATACAGATGAAAGCATAGGTGAATAATTATGATATGCTGTTGTTCACTAGCTAGCTCAAACGCCTGTGAAAAATGTTCACAAAGATTAAATAATTATGTTTCAGGTGGTCTGCCCACTCTAAATAATTTACGCATTTTCACCGAACCAGAAAATATTTCTCCATTAAGCACAATTAAAGAATTAAATGACTTAAAAGATAAGTTGTCTAACGTTTTAAAAAGATTTTCAGAATTCGAAAAATCAATCAAAACAGTTACTGTTAATTTAAATATTAAGCTGACAGAAGATTGTGACGTTGAGAAAGTCATATCAGAACTGAATAAAAATATAAAGATTAGAGGTATTAATTAATGCCTGAATTTCATGACTTAAAATCTCTTAACGATTTTCTTGAGAAGCAGTATATGATTGATTTTATGACTCGTATTGGTAAAGAGGTATTTGATATTCTTTACGCAGAGGTCAATGTGGGCTGGTATCAAAGAGCATATACACCTCAACAGTACGAAAGAACCATGCAGCTCCTTCATTCTATTACTGTAAGTCCAGTTAAAAAGATAAATGGAGAATATCAAGTAGAAATATATTACGATACAGACAAGATCATACCTTTAGACGGAACTGCGGATAAACCTTGGTCTAGACATATGAGTATTATAGATGGTTCTGACTGGAGTGATGCTATTCCTTACTTTGTTGAATATGGTAATGGTGATTCTCTTGTATATCAATTTGAAGGAACTCATCCAGTAGAAAATACATATAAACAACTTTTGAGTGACAATCATCTATTAACAAGATTTAGAGAATTATTTGCGATAAAAGGAATTAAGTGTATTTAGTCGTTAAAAGAAGCATTTTATTTGTAAAAGAAAGGGATGTTTAAAATGAAAGATAGTGTTCCAATGTATGGATTTACCGATCATGACGGTTTTATGGGGATTGTTTGGGATACAGCGTTAGGAAAAATAGTTACTATTGAAGGTAAATTAAATCCTAAAAGTAATTTAACTATAAGAGAAGTTGCAACTGGTAAAGATATTGGAGATATAGATTTAAGAAATATTTTGATGTCTATTTTACCAACTAAATGATATTTACTGTAGATTGAAGCCACTCAATTTTGAGTGGCTTTTATTGTGCAGTAAGGCACAAATTAATTATTGGGTAGTGACCGATCACTGGAGGTATTTATTATGGAAAATATAAATTTTTATGATGAAATTGTTTCGAATCTCAAAAAAGAAGCAAATAAATTGAATGAAAGACTTACAAAGCTTAGAGAACATCAAAATGTAAATAACGACTACATAGCAACATTAAAATCTTTAAGGGAAACATTAGAGTTAATTAATAAATATGATTGGAAGTTAAATTATTCTGAATATAAAACTGTAGAATTTGGAGAAGAAATTGCAATGATTTCGGTTTGGGAACAGAATCACGATAGTCAAATAAGAAATCATAAGGTTTGGAAAATAGCTAATAAAGATTAATATTTATTGTAGATTGTATCCACTAATTAACTAATTAGTGGATATTTTTGTGCAATAAAACATTAAGCAACTGGAGGTGAAACAAAATATGAAACGAGGAAAAGTATATAATAATATATTTGATGCTCAAGAATGGGAATTGGTTAATCCATTAAATAAAGAAATAATGGAAGATTATAAAATGGAGTTAAAGCAAAAGAAAAAGTCAAAAGGTACTATTGATCAATATTATAACGATTGGCGAATAATTATGCTTTATATTTATAGAAAACTTAATAATAAATATATTCTTGAATTAGGAAAGAAAGATTTTAGAAAATTTAGTCTTTGGATTACTGATGATTTAAAAGTTTCAAATGCTCGCCATAATAGACTTATGAGTGCCTTGAGAAGTTTATTAACTTTTTGTGAGGAAGACGATGAAATTGAATATGATAATAATGTTGCCCGTAAGGTAAAAGGACTGGTTAAAGACCCAGTACGAGACATTGTTTTTGTATCAGATGAACAAGTCATGAAACTTAAAGACGAATTGATTAGGTTAGAAGATTATCAGAAAGCTACATTACTTCTTCTTGCATATGATTCCGCAGGACGAAAAAATGAATTATATCAAGTGAATAAAGATTGTTTTTTTGATGAAAATAGAAATCACACAAATATTGTAATTGGCAAAAGAGCAAAGAAATTCCCCTTACTTTATTTCGATGAAACGAAAAGATGTGTAAAGCTATATCTAGATCAGCGCGGTTCAGATGATTTTAGAGAAATGTGGATTACAGGCAAAGATGAAAATAAAAAACCTGTATCAGTTGAAGCAATTTATGATTGGTTTATTTGTATGAATAACATTCTTGAAAAACTTGAAGGTAAGAAAATTGGTTTTAATGTACATAGTTTCAGGCATTCTGCTCTTGAAAATTATTCTACTGGTGAACATTATATGTGCAAAAAACTAGGTAAAGAAAATGGATTCTTACTTGATGAATTGCAATTAATAGCTCATCATGAGTCAAGTGAAGTAACTTCGTCTTATTTAAAGGATAAGAAAGATGAAAAACTTCAAGAAATGTTCGGTATTAAAATAGATCAATCCGTTCAATAAAACACATATTTTAAGGGTACTTCCCTACCCTATTATTCTGGAGGAAGTGAGAAGGTGAAATAATATGAGTGACAGCCATACTTGTATTAGAACAGAAATGTTCACAGACTTAACTAAACGCGTTGGGCGCTTAGAAGATAACGATAGAGAAGATTATGGTAATCGTAAAGAATTTGCTCAAGCTCTAAATAATTTTGGTGATACATTAACAAAAATTAATGAGAATCTTGATAGTTTAAATAAAAAAAATGATGATACAAATAAAAAGATAGATAATCTTGAAGGTAGGGTTAATGAAAAGATTGAAACCCTTGAAGAAAAGTTTGAATCTAGTGAAGAAAAATCAAAAATTGATTTACGAGAAGTTGCTAAAGAAAAAGGAAAAATGAAATTATCTACAGTTGGATTATCTATTGCTGGTTTAACTGGATTACTAACTATTTTATATGAAATAGCAAAATCCTTTCACATAATAAAGTAATTGTAATTCGACAAATTTTGTTATATAATGTCGTTATTCTCCCAAATATATGTATACATAAGGAAGTCATCATATAAAAAGTATTTAGGAGAGTGGTTAGAGTGAATATTGAGAAAGAATTGTTTGAGTTATGTGAAGATATGATAACTATTTTACATAATTTGAAAGTTTGCGGTAAAATAACAGAAGAACAGTATAACGAACATATGGAAGTCAAATTAGTATTCATGAATCAATTTTCTAAAAAACAGGGTTGAGATTATATATCTCCTCCCTGTTTTTCTTATGTTTTCAAAAAATTTTTAGTAATTCCTAACAATGAAAATTAATTAAAATCTTATAATAGATTATTTTTTTGAGAGGTACATATCTTATGCCACCTCTTTTTTTTATTTTTGAAATTAAAAGGAGATGATATGAGTGGATAATAGTCTTTCAATTTTATTAAAGGCAAAACTTGATACGACAGGTTCTCAAGGTGACATTAATTTAAAAATTAAAGAATTAGAAAAAAAGTTAGAAAAGCTTAATATTAAATTAAATATTGATAATTCAGAAATCCAAAAAACTGCTGCCAGTTTAACAAATATACAAAAACAAATTGAGCAATCCGTCACTTCAAGCGGAAAAATCATTTCAAGTACCAATATAAAATTAACCAAAGATGAGGTTCAGCAAAGAAAAGTTGCTTACACGGGTTTATTTGATTTCATAAAAAGACAAGAAACTGAAATAACTGCAAAAAATAAAGAAATTGGTTTGAACTCTCAGACAACAAAGAACATTGAAATCTATGCTCAAAAGATGCAAAATGCCATTTCCCGATTACAAATTGGAAAAGATAAAGTATTTGCAAGCGAAGAAGTTCAAAGTGAGTTAAGTAAGCTGCAAGGCATGCTTGAATCTTTTAGTAAAGGTGGAGCAGTTTCTACTAAGGATTTAGGCTTACAGTTTGATAATTTACGAACAAAAGTTGCACAAGCATCGAATGAATTTAAAAATGTAAATAAAGATGGTTATTCTTTCACGCAAATGCTTGAACTTGCAGCTAAAAAAATAGCAATTTGGGGTATCTCGACAAGTCTTGTATATGGTTCATTTCGGCAATTAAAAGAAGGAATATCTTATCTCTCACAGCTTGATAATTCTTTAAATGAAATTCGAATAGTAACTAATAAAACACAATCAGAAGTTATTTCGTTAGCTAAGTCATATAACACTCTTGCTAAAGAAATGTATGTAACAACTAAAGAAATTACTGGAACTGCTGCTGATCTGTACCGTCAAGGTTTAAATGATACACAAGTTGAAGATAGAATGAAGGCCATTATTCAGTATGCAAAAATTTCATCTATATCTCTAAATAATTCAAATTCAATTATAACAGCCACCGCTAATGCCACTGGTGAAAGTGTGCAAAAGATAATTGACGTATTTGCACTATTAGGAGACTCCACTGCCAGCGGCGCTGACGAGATAGGAGAAGCTTTACAGAAAGTTGCATCAGCAGCAGATAATAGTAATTTAAGTTTGGAAAAAAGTGCTTCATGGATTGCCACCATCAGTAGTATAACCAGAGAATCTGCCTCAACTATTGGTCGAAGCTTAAATAGTGTAATTTCCAGATATGAATCAATAAAGAAAACAGGCTTTAACTCAGAAGATGCAACAAAATTAAATGACGTAGTAAAAGCACTTTCAGATGTCGGTATCACTGCCCTAGATTCTCAAGGTCAGCTTCGTGATTTTGCTGATATAATGGATGAAGTTGGAGCTAAATTTAACACTCTTTCGAAAAATGAACAAGCATACTTGACAACGACTATGTTTGGAACTTATCAACGTAACAGAGGAATAACCCTACTTCGTAACTACAATGATTCACTAAAAAATTATGAAACAGCATTAAATGCTGCTGGAACAGCAGAACAAAAATTTAATATATATCAAGAATCTACTCAAGCCAAACTAGATAAACTTACTGCATCTTGGGAAGGTTTTTGGCAAAATTCTTTAGATTCAAATCTAATAAAAGGTACATTAGATGCTTTGATTAAATTAGCTGATACATTCGGTAATTTGCAATCGGTTTTAATTTTAGCAGGAACAGCTTTAGCAATTTGGAAAGGTTCGGCTTTAACATCGGCTATTCTTGGGATGAAAAGTTTTAGTTTATCTACTAAATTAGCCTCATCCAGTATGTTAGAATTTAGAACTATTTCTTCTGCAATGCAATTGCAATCAATGGGGTTGTTAACAACAACACAAATGTTAACAACGTCTTTTAAAGCATTAGGTTCTGCAATATTAACATCTTTTGCAACTAATCCAATTGGTTGGATAGCTATAGGCTTAACTGCATATACAACAATTACCAACTCTGCAAAGCAAAAGCAAGAAGAGTTAAATCAGTCAATAAAAGAATCTGCCGATAATGCCAAAACAACTACAAATAGCATAACTGAATTATTGGGTAAATATGAACAACTAAATTCTTTGACTATTAAAGATGAATCTTCTCGTCAAGAGTTAAAGACAGTTCAAGAGCAAATAATTAAGTTGCTTGGAATGGAAAAAGATGCAATAAATTTGGTCAATGATGCACGTGGTGAATCAATCAAAAAGGTTCGTGAAGAATCTTTTGAGAAATTAAAAGCCAATGAAGATAGTCTTCGGGCATCACTTAATCTTGCTAAAGAAAATACCAAGAATGCATTAGGTAGTTCTTCAAATATTTTGGGCAGCGGTTATGAATATTATGACTTCAAACCTTCTGATCTAAGTAAGAAATCAGCTAAAATATTACAAGATGCTAAAATAGATAATTTATCAATTAGTGACAGATGGATAACAACTGAACTTGAAGGTGCTAATGAAAGAATTAAGGTTGTACAAAAAGCTATTGATACCCTTAAAAATGCAGGAATTAAAGAAGGAGAAGTTTATAATCAGTTAGTTAAATCAAGAGATAATTATCAAACAATGCTTGATAATGAAAATAATGCACTGACAGAATTAAATAAAAATCTTGCCGCTCAAGGCGCACTTCAAGCTTCAATTACAATTGGAACTCCTAATAAGTCTAATTTTGAGCAATTTAAAAAAAGCGCAATCGAATATATAGCACAGCAACAAAATGTTACATCTGTATCTAATGATTTTAGAAAAGTTATTTATGATCAAATAGACAATATGTACCCTTCCCTTTCTGGGGTTATAAATAAGACATCAAAAGATACAGGGAATGCTTCTCAACAGTTAGAAAGCTACTCTCAAAAACTTGATGAGCAAAATAAAGCAATCGATGAAACTCAATCTTCTCTTAAATCATTGTCAGAATTGTATTATCAAGTTTCTGAAGGTCAATCATTATCTTCAGATCAAATATTAGATTTAATTCAACAATATCCTCAAATAATTCAGTATATGAATTCTGAAGGAAATTTGATGATTTCTCAGCAGGATTTATTAAAAACATTGTTTGAGCTAAAGAAACAGGATAGAATACAAACATTACAAGCCGAAAAAGATAAAGCTGATGCAGTAATAGCAAGTGTACAGACTCAAAGAGATGCTTACCTTGGTTTTTACAGGGCAATGGGTGCAACTCTAAACCTATCAGAAAATCAAGCTGCTTCAATGTTTGGATTTGATAAAGCTTCTTATGATTCTGCCGTTAAAGCAAGTGCAGATACACAAGCAAAAATATCGGCATTAGAAAAAGTTACTTTCAAAACATATAAACCAAAAACAACTAGTAATTCTGGTAGAAATAGAGCAGAATTACAACAATCCGAATCGTTGATAGAGAAGGATCGTTATTATCAATTAAATCAGGAACTTAATAAAACTAATAATCTACTTGAAAAAAATGCGGCATTACAAGAAAATGCAACATACGAGAAGAAGATTAAACTTCTTGATGAAGAAATCAAACTATTAAAGCAAAAAAGAATTAATATTCATAATATTGCTGAAGAAGAACGTAAAGAACGAGCTGAATTAGTAGCCTCATTAAAAAATCAAGGAGTCAAGTTTTCTGGAACTGGCGATAATCTTTCGACTACAAACGCTAAGTCAATTTTAGATAAATCCTTAGATTCAGTAAATGCTCACGGAAATGATAAAGATAAGACAATATATAATAATCTTAAATCGCAATATGACTCTTTAAAGTCTTCCCTTGATAGGTTTTTCGAAATACAATTAACCGATTTGCCTAAAGCTGGTAAAGAGTGGATTCAGTTATCAAGTAACATTGATAAAATTAATTTAGATAAAATTAGTCTGTCCTTTGATAAATTTAATGATTCTCTTAAACCTGCGAATAATGAGCTTGAAAAGCTTGAACATCAGTACAAAATGCTTGGTGATAGTGATTATGCTTTAAAAGAAAAGAATCTTAACGAACAATTAGCTGTTAAAAATAAAATGCTTATAACTATAAATAAGCAAATAAATGAGTATTCAAAATTAATGAAAGCAGCTAAGAGTGATGAAATCAAAAAGATGTATCAGGATGAAATTGATTCTTTAACTCAACAAGCTTATCAATTGGAAGAAGCTGCTATTGAACGTGTAAATAATTTACGTATTGATGCTATTGAGGCTCTTAAAGATGCTGAGTCTAAACGCCATAAAAAGGCTATGGATGATCTTGATGATGAATTAGAAAAATATCAAGATAATATTAATAGTAAGATAAAAGCTTTAGATGAATTATATGCCAAGGAAGATTATGAGAGAAATATAGCCAATCAAGATAAAGACATTCAAGCTAAACAAAATGAATTAAATGCATTATCTCTTGATGATTCTGAACAGGCACAGGCACGTAAGGCGCAATTGCAACAGGAATTACTTGAGTTACAATCTAAAAAAGAAGATACACAGCGTGATTATGCTCGTGAGCAAGAAAAAGGGTTGCTTAATGACTTACTTGATTTAAAAGAGAAAAATATTAATGACCAGAAAAAACTTGAAGATGCAAAATATGAATCATTTCAAACCAACATTGATAAAATGCTGCAAGGCACAACGGATTTTTATAATCAGCAAGACAACATTAGTAAAATGTCCATTGATAATGTTATTAGCTATTATGAAAATCTTAATAAGACAGCAAATGGAGTTTATGATAATTTAATTTCTAAACTTCAACAGGCTAAAAATTTAGGTATGGAGAACCCGATTACTCCAGACTCAAGTCTTGATTCTTTAATGCCATCTATTAATGAGAATAATATTGTTGGTTTGGCAGATTATCTTGAATCAAGAAGTCATGATGTTGAATGGAAAGATAAATCTGTTTATATTGACGGAAAAAAGATTGATAAAAAGGATTTAAATGGTTCTGGAATTAAGTTAGAAGCGGATGAACATTACTATGGAAAAATAGCTGATATTAAGAAGTTATTGGCAAAGTATGGTATTACTTTTGATCAAGGTGGATTAGCTTATGGTAAAGGATTTTTATTTAAAGATACTATTAAACCCGAAGAAGTCCTAGACCCTGATAATACAGTTACATTCAGAAATTTGGTGTCTCAACTCCCCTCCATTAAAGAAATGCTTAAGTCAATTGATATTTTAAAGTCGTACATTCCAAATATTAGTAAATTTAATCCTTCTAATTTAGTTAACAATATTGGTAATAATCCTGTCCAAATTACTGCACATACGACAATAATAGCAAATGAAAGTATGGATATTAATCAGCTTGTCAATAAAGTTGAAACACAGGTATATACAAATATTGCAAATAGATTGATTACGAAGGGATATTAATTTATCCCTTCTCTTCCCTGTTCATTAGAAAGGAAGTGAAACCACAATATGTATCAGAGAACAGATTTTAGCTGGAATTCAATTAGTTCATCCATAATAGGCTTAAAACTTGTAAAGGTAAATATTCAAGCCTCAAAAGAAAATTTTGCTAGTAGCAGAAGTATAAACTCTGAGAGAATTCAAATAGATAAATATCATTATCATAATTACAAATATTCGGTTGATCGTGAATATATGAGATTTACATTGGAATTAGCAAGCGAAAAAGTGATTACTCCCGAACGCTGTGAAGAACTTGCTAGAATATTTGTAACAAATGATTATGTGGATTTTCTATGTTATGAAAATAATCATATATATAATTGTATTTGTTTAACAAATGATTTTAATGTATTTGCAAATGGATATTATTTAACTTTAGAATGTGAATGTTCAAGCCCCTATTCGTGTTCATTTTGGCAAACGTATGTTGATAATATAACGTCAACAAAAGATATTGAGATTTATAATAATGGTAGCATACTGACTCATATGATCGCTGAAATTTCACCAATTACAACAGGTTCAAGTATTAAATTAATTAATAAAACTAACTCTGGTATGTTCTTCGAATTGGCAACAAATGGTTCAACTCAATTATTTGCTGAAGAAAATATTAAAGTAGATTTTAAAAAAAACAAAATAAAAACCGATGCTTTAGCCGTCTACAGATATGATAATGTAACTAAAGACAGTAATTGGCTCTTTCCTCTTGTTGTGGGTAGAAATATAATTTCAGTTTCTCCTTGTAGTTTGAAATTATCATTTAAATATTACTATTTAACTTAATCTTTTAATCCTTACACATAATAAATTAACATGGTATAATTTGTTATATATTAGTATTCTGTGGAGGATAAAAATGAATAAAACTGCTTTAGGTGTTTTATCAGTTGGTTGGATTATATTAGTTTTAGGGATAGTTTTAAGTATTGGAGTTGCATACAATAACAATAATTTACTGTTTGCATTAGGTGGTATACTAACTTCGATTATTATTGGAACTTTATTTATTGGAATAAGTGAGATTATTCATTTATTGTCAAAATTAATTAATAAAGAAAACGATTAAGTAAAATTATGTAAAAACAAAAAATATATTTATCAGCTAAAGACCTTTGCATAAAGGTCTTTTCTTTATGCAAAAATTGAATTTTTTCCAGAAAGGAAGTGGTAATATTTGAAATCAATTGTAAAATTATATAAACCTTCTGGAACTTATATTGATAATCTATCAAGTGTAATAGAATTAACCAGAATAAGAAAATATACAGGTGTAAATGAAATACGCTTTCGCTTGCCTGAAAATGTTGAAGATACTAAAACAGGAAAACAAATTGATAATCTTGAATTAAAAAATCTTAAATATGATTATAGAATAAATTATGAAGACGAATTCTATATTATTAGAGGCATAAATAAGATTTTCGACAATAATATTAAAAAAGTTGAGATTACATGTTACAGTAAAGTTATTCAATTAAGAGATAGAAGGTGTAAAGTTCAGACAGGGGTTTTAGTTGGAGAAACAGTTATTCCAGTAAAAACTTTATCACAAACGGCAAATTTAGTATTAGCAAACACTTCCTTTACATTAGGTATTGTTGATGTTGTTTTGGACACTAAATATAGAGCGGTAGATATTGATGGGAATGTATTAGATAGTTTAAATAAATTATCTGAAATTTGGGATTGTGTTTGGATTGCTACAAATAATAAAATTAATTTTATTGATTATAAAAATAACTACACCTTTAACGGGGTTTTTCTATCTGATGCCAACTATATTAAAGGAATGAACTTAAGTATACGTGAGGATTCAATAATAACTAAACTTTCAATAAAAGGTGTTGATGGAATAAGTGTCAATGCTGTCAATAACGGACAATCATACATATCAGATTATGGATTTTATATGAATACCGATTATATGGAACAATCCATGATTGATGCATTAAATGCTTATATAGTCGCAGTTAATAATTCTAAACCTACCTATACTACTTATTTAACTCAACTTTCTTCGTTACAAGCTGCTTTAACAACAAAAAACAACGAGTTAACAAATTTAAAACTAGATTTAGACAAGAAGCAGATTCAAATTGATGATGCAGTATATCAAGGGAATGATTCTTCAGCATTAAAGTCAGAGTATAATACTATAAAAAATAATATTTCATCCAAGCAATCTGAAATCAATTTGTTGAATTCCCAAATAACAGCTAAGAATAATCAAATCCAAATCTTGAATAATTCAATTGCAATAAACAATTTTTTAACTTCTACTCATCTATCTCTGTTAAATGAATATACAAAAGAAGGAGAGTTTGAGGATAGTACTATTACTGCAAAAGGTACTGACATTCCAATTTTACAGGAACTATTAGGAGCAGCGCAAGAATATTTATCACTAAACAATCAACCAAGATTTGATGCTACTATAGATATTATAGCATTTAATCAATTGGCAGATGAAGATTCAAAAATATATTCAGATAAGTTAAACCTTGGTTCTTTATTGAAAATTTATGTTAAAAAACTTGATGTAATGCTATCCGCAAGGTTAATTGAAGTCGAAGAAGATTTTGATGGACATAGACTAAGTATAAAAATAAGTAATCAAAAAGATATAAATGATGGAAGTTTTAAACTTGATCAATTATTGCAAACCGCAAGTGATACAAAAAATCTTGTAAATATCAACATTGACAAATGGAATCATGGCGAAGCAGCTAATAATTTTATAAGTGAAAATATTGCAAATGGGATTAATACTCTAAATACTGAAATAAGGAATAGTACTAATACTTATTCTCTCAATGAGCGTGGTGGTGTATTTGTTGATAAGGTTAATTCAAACTTTGTTACAATAATTACTGGTCAAGGGATTATGCTGTCTACTGATGGAGGAGTAACTCCTAATATTGCAATGGGAAAAGGACGTATTTATGGTGAGTTAATTGGCTCAAAAATTATCACTTCAAATACTGGCCTATTTAATAAAATGGAAACCTACGACAATGCTAATAATTTAGTTTGCGAAATAGGTAACTATACTTCAAGTATAGATGCATCAGCAAAAAGAGGAATTAAAATATCGAATGGTGCTTTGGAAATCTCAGGTGGAATTTTAGAATCTCAGCTCTCTCCTGCTGTTGCAAATTCATATGTTAAATTAGGTAAAAGCTATAATAATGTAGTAATAGACAGCGCAAACGGTATTCAGGTAATCAGAAGTGATAATAAAGTTAAAACTACCATAAATGCAACAGATGGAATTAAAATATCAACAGGTGCAGGAAACGGAATTTTTGGAACAAATGTATTAAGCATAGATACGAATGGATATGCGACATTTGGAGGTATTGTAAAAGCAAAAGATTTTCAAGATATAAATGGAAATAGTTTTCTTTCTTATGATAAAACTCAAATTGAAGGTTCAGTAATAAAAGCTGATACACTATATGTAAATAGTGCTAATATTACAGGAACTATTGTAGCAGATACAGTAAGAAGTAATTGGATTTACACTGGTACTATAACGGCTGGTCAGATTAATGGCCGAATCGCCAAATTAGACGATGGTATAGAAATAGGAGATACAAGAAATGCATTAGGAAAATCTATTAGATTTAGCACAGGGGTTTCAATATATACAAGTAACACTATTTTTGGCCCGTGGGGTTTAACCATCGATGCTAGTGAAGTAGTGTTACCAGACTTAACTTGTAATAATTTACGAGTAAATGGTAATTTAAGTGGAGTCGATTATGCTTCGAGCGGTCATACGCATGGAAATTCATATGTAAAATCAAGAAATTCACAGAATTTAGCTTTAAGTTATGATGCAAATACAAGTAGAATTCATATATTATACAACGGTGCTTCAGTAGGTTTTCTTGATTTAATGTGGTAAGAGAGGAGATATTTATATGGTTAATCAAACAACATTAAATAAAGGTTATACAATAAAAGATGGAGGAGTAACAATTGTGGAAACAATTGAAAAGCAATTAAGTAAAGAAGATTTACAAACTGAAAAGGTACAATATATTAATAGGCAGCTACAACTTTCTAGACAGATGCAAGATTTACAAAAATTGTATGATGATATATCTGTATCAATTAATGAAATTGATGAAATGATTGAAAAAATAAATCAGCAAAAAACTACTATTTCGTAAAATAGTAGTTTTTTATTTTAATTGATATGCAAATTTATTTTGAAAGATCGTTAAAAACGTTTGACAACTTATTTGTTAATAATGGTTGAAGATATTTTTTATATTCAGATATTTCAACACATCCTTCTTGTAAAGTTATCCCTTTTTGAAAATAGGTTAATTTTAATGGATTACACAATTGAACTTTTTGTTTAATTGTTTGCCCGTTGTTTATATCTAAACCAGTTTTTTCAATGTAAAAAATAATAGAATCATAGAGAGCGGCTTTTGAATCAGATTTTGAATAATCAGCAACTAAACAATACTTTATGTAACGTATATTTCCATCACTGCTTTTTATTTCATTCTGCTCAATATTATTGGTATTCACTTCCATAGTAAGTTTATCAATGCTAATATATTCATTATTATCTTTTGAGTATACTAAAAATCCGTCAACATTGTTTGATGGTTTAGTATTAGAAGCAATAGAATTAGTGTTGGAACTATTTTCAGTTGATAAACTTTTCTCGCTTGTTTCAAATTGTTTTGTATTTATATTTGATGTAGTTTTAATTTCAATCTGTTGTTTTTCTTCATTAAATTGGTTGCTAATTCCAAGCGTTTTTAAATCATTAATACTTATGTGTACAGTACCATTAATTTTATAACCTTTAATTTTAGATTTAACTCCATCAATAAATATTGGATATGGATTGGGTATAACATTTAATTTAACAGCAGCAAAAGCTGATAAAGATGCAGTTAATACAGTTCCAATCACTATTCCACTAACAAAACTTTTAATATTAATTTTCATAGTTATATCCTTTCATATAATTTTCTATGTAAAAACATGTCATTTTCTAGCTAATTACAGTATATTCCGATATCTGGTAACTGTCAACACTTTAACTAAAATATTATAATATTCATTTGGAGGTTTTTGATTATGCTATTTGAATTATCTGAACAAGCAAAACAGAACATACTAGTCTTTCTAAATAGACTTGAATATAAAGGACTTGATGAAGCAACAGCGGTCAATGAAATCTTAGTTTCATTGGCTAACCCAATAAATGAAAATATAGAGGAAAAGGAGGAATAAGTAATGGCTTACACTTACCATAAGCCAGTTATTGGCACAAATAGAACTGGAGATTCTATAGACCCATTTAGAATAATTACAAACGATGTTAAAAAAATTGTAAATGGTAAAGTTACTTTAGAAGAAATTCCAGATTATAATAATCATGTTTTAATAACTAATGTTGCGTCACCATATGCTTCAGAAGTATACTATGAAACTTTTGATTATACAACAGAAATATCGAGATATAATTACCGTGTTGATTATAATAATGGAGTTGTATATTTTAACCAATTAGCAAATGCTAGGTTTATAACCTTATCATACGTTGGAACTGGTTACGATAGGTTACATATAAGCAGAATTGTTTCAAAAGAGCAAAATGGTGAAGTTGTTGAAACATTAGAAAATATAATTGATTCTGGACGTGATGCTATAGATGTCTTACCACAAGTAAATGCAGTTATTGCAAATGCAGTAACAGCAACAAACAATGCAAACACAGCTACAAATAACGCAAATACTGCAACAACAAATACAACCGCAGCAGCCTTAAATGCTAATGATAAGGCAAATTTGGCAAATACAGCTACAACTAATGCAAATCAAGCTGCACAAAATGCAAACGATAAAGCTACTTTAGCAAATACAGCAGCTACAAATGCAACTGAGAAAGCAAATTTAGCTAATGATAAAGCCACTCTTGCGGATACTGCTGCAAATTTAGCAAACGAAAAAGCTACACTTGCAGATACGAAAGCAACATTAGCGAATGATAAGGCAAACTTAGCTGATACGGCTGCTACTAATGCAAATAGTAAGGCTAATTTAGCAAATGACGCAACAATAGCAGCTAACAATGCTACAGCTGCTGCTATAACTGCCACAGAAAATGCGAATGATTCGGCAGAATTAGCGGACATTGCGACAACTGAAGCTAATAATACAAATAATTCTATCAACACAGCTGAAGGATTAAGAGTTGCAGCAGAGCAAGGAAGAGATTCTGCCGAAAGTATTAGAATAATCAACGAAAATGCAAGAATGGCCAGAGATGTAGCATATCAACTTTGCGAAGAATATAATCCAAATAAGGATTATATACCCTTAAACAAAGTTACCTATTTAGGTTTTTTATATCAAAATACAGTTGCATGTAAAAATATATTACCAACTGATGAAACTAAGTGGATTTGTATTGCTAAAAAAGGTGACTATTATGTTGGTGATACTGCACCTGTCTCTCCATATAATAATCAAATTTGGTTTGACACAACAGACGCATCTATAAAAT